TTCAAGAAATCTTTGAAAGGTCGCAACACAATCAAGATGTACATGAACCATGACTCGTCAATGCTTCTTGCTTCGACACGTTCAAAGACTTTGCGTCTGCAAGAAGATTCAAAAGGTTTGCTTGTTGAAGCCGATCTTCCAGACACGACAGTCGGTCGTGATTTGTCGGTGTTGATGAAGCGCGGCGATGTTGACTCGATGTCGTTCGGGTTCTCAGTTCCTGCTGGTGGCGACAAATGGTCAGATGATGGAATGACCCGCGAACTGCGTCAGGTTCGTTTGCATGAGGTTTCGGTCGTGACAGGGTTCCCTGCCTATACGGCCACTTCGGCTTCTGTTCGTTCTCTTGACATCCTTGCCGAGCGCACAGGTGTCGATGCAAACAAACTCGCCGAAGCGATCACGATGCTCGAATCTGGCAACACTTTGACCGATGAATCGGCTGATCTGTTGTCGAGCGCGGTCAGCAAACTTCGAGCCGAACCAGCCAAAGTTCCAGCGTCGGTGAACCTGTTGGCGAAAAAACTTGAACTGTTGAAAAACTTCTAGTTTCTCATATACACTCGGTCTGTCGGTAAGCGTCCCGCTACGACTAGAGATTGGTCAGCGTTCCGCGCCATTCGGAATACAACTTCCTGCGCATCCACAAACTTAACCAATCATGGAGAAATCATGAAACAATTCATTGAACAACAAATGGCTCAACGCGCTACAGCGTGGGAAGCCGCAAAGAAGATTCTTGATGTTGCAGCCGCTGAGAAGCGTGACCTGTCAGCAGAAGAAACACAGTCATACGAGCGCATCACCAAAGAACTTGAGGATCGCCAAGCAACAATCGAGAAGCTCCGCGCCGATGAGGCCCGTGAACTTCGTCTTGAAGCAGCAACTCGTGACATCGCAGACCAGGTTCGCCCAGTCGCCGATGCACCACGCGGTGTTCGTTCAGATGCAGAAGTTATCCGCTCGATGGCAAAAGGCGAACTTCGTTCGTACTCGTTTGAAAAGCGTGATGTTGTAAAGACATCTGCTGGCGCACCAGTTCCAACATCTTTCTACGATCAGGTCATCATGCTTGCTCGTCACGTTGGTCCGATGCTTCAGACATCGACAGTGTTGAACACGGCATCAGGTGAGAATCTTCAGATCCCATCACTTGCCCAGTATTCAACTGCAGCAATCACAGGTGAAGGCACAGCAATCGCTGAATCTGATCCAGTGTTCAACTCGTTCATCACACTTGGTGCATACAAGTACTCGTTCCTCGTGCAACTCTCAACAGAGTTGATCGAAGACAGCGGTGTCGACATCTTGTCATTCTTGGCAGATCAAGTCGGCAACGAACTTGGCTACCGTGTCAACTCAGCGTTGACAGTCGGTTCAGGCTCAAACGCTCCAAAAGGTATCGTCACAGCAGCAGCTGCCGGCGTAACTGGCGGAACGGGTGTGTCGGGTGCGTTCACAGCAGACAACTTGATCAGCCTCGTCTACTCGGTAGACACAGCAGGTCGTCGTCTTGCAGGTTCGGGCTTCCAGATGAACTCGAAGTCAATCGCAGCAATGCGTTCGTTGAAGGACACCGCAGGCAACTACGTCTTCGCACCAGCACTCAATGCTGATGCACAAGACTTGCTCCTCGGATACCCTGTATACGAGAACCCAGCAATCGTTGACGCATCAACTAGCGCGAAGTCGGTAATCTTCGGACACCTTCCTTCGTACTATGTTCGTCAAGTTGGCGGCATCAAGTTGGATCGTAGCGATGACTACGCATTCAACGCAGGCCTTGTTACCTTCCGCGCAACGATGCGTGTTGACGGTAACTTGCCACAAACATCACATGTCAAATACTTCATCGGCGGAACTGCTTAATAGTTCTTTCGAAGTAAAAACATGACAGTCCGCAAGGACTGTGACTAGGATTAAGTCCACGGCCATTTCGTGCAGGGTTGGCCGTGGACTTTCCATTTCTCTGCACTAAACTTAGGAGGATCATGTGGGAAACGGTAATAGTAAAAGGACGACCGGTGGAGATGCCGGGATATTTAGCGGAGCGTTTGCTCCGAGCGGGCGTAGCGCACTTGTTGGAAGTGTCCGACCTACCAATCCCGACCGACTCCGAGTCCTCTGGTATTCAAACGCACCTTGGGCAGCAACAGGATACGGTCAGCAAACCGCGCAAGTCATCCAAAGGCTCGCGAAAGAAGGCCACCAAGTAGCAGTCCACGCGATGTACGGACTAGCAGGTTCGGCATCGACATGGAACGGATTCAAAATATATCCGCAAGGACTCTTCACATATTCTGATGATGTCGTTGTCGCGCACACAATGGAATGGGCTAACCAAGATTTGTCGACACCGACGTTGATGATGACTTTGTTTGATGTGTGGGTGTTGAAATCTGAGTCGTTGAAAGATTGGAAGAATATCGCGTCATGGGTTCCGATTGATCATCAGCCGACACCGCCAGATGTGTTGGCTTGGTGTTCACGCAAAAATGTGCGACCGATAGCGATGTCAAAGTTTGGTTCACGAATGCTTGACATTGCAGGTGTAAATCATCTTTATGTTCCTCACGCAATCGAACCTGTGTTTCAACCAACCGAATCGGTGACGTTGGCGAACGGTCGAAAGATGACGGGTCGCGAGTTCATGGGCTGGGAAGAAGACAGATTTGTGGTTTCAATGGTCGCAACGAATAAAGGTTCGCAACCTGCGCGTAAGGCTTGGGCTGAGAACATTCTTGCGTTCTCTATTTTCGCAAAAGATCATCCTGACGCTGTGCTGTATCTATATACGGAACCGAATGGTGCGATGTCTGGTATCAATCTGGTGGAGTTGATGGGTGCTTGCGGTATCGGTGACGACAAGTATCGGATCGTTGATCAGTATGCGTATCGGCATGGTATGCCTCAGAATGTGATGGCTGCGATGTACACAGCATCCGATGTTCTTCTTGCCTGCTCAATGGGTGAAGGTTTCGGCATTCCCGTCATCGAAGCACAGGCTTGTGGTTGTCGAGTGATCGTCTCAAACTTCACAGCGCAACCTGAACTGGTCGGTGACGGCTGGACGGTCGAAGGTCAGCCTTGGTGGGATGCGGCACAGAAGTCATGGTTCTTCACACCTAACGTGCCAGACATCGTAAATGCCCTCAAATCGGCCTATAACGCGCCTAGAGGGCCGTCTAAGGATGCGATCACCCATGCCCTAGGGTACGGAGCCGACAAGGTTTTTGAGGAGCATTGGAAGCCTGCAATGAAGGAGCTGTCTGCATGGTGCCGGTCATAGTCATACCCGTACTCAACCGATATGACCTACTTGAACGATGTATTAGAACAATCGACTATGCGGTTGAACATCTGATCATCATCGACAACGGCGGACTAATAGAGAAAGATTGTTTGTCGTTGCCAAAGAACTCAAACATTGAGAACCGATACATCTTGAACATGCCGAGCAATCTTGGTGTGGCGACGTCTTGGAATCTTGGTATCAAGATGACACCGTTCGCACAAGGTTGGATTCTTCTAAACTCGGACGCCTACTTCGAGCGTGATGAACTTCAAAAGTTTTATCGCGGATGCCACACCGATGAGATACACCTCGCAGGTGAACCAGGTTGGTGCTGTGCATGGATCGGCTCACAAGTCGTCAAAGATGTCGGCCTGTTCTGCGAAGCGTTCCATCCCGCCTATTTTGAAGACAACGACTATGAGCGTCGAGCGACACGGATGCAAAAGAAGATTGTCAAAACAAACGCAATCGTCTACCACGATAACTCATCAACATTGCATTCTGACCCGTCGCTGGTTGAGAAGAATCGCAAAAGTTTTGAATCAAATCTTGAACTGTTCAGGTTGCGCAACGTGCGTCTCGATGCCGGCGAATGGGATTTACAAAGGCGTCTAGACCTGAGTTGGGATTGATGCAAGTCTTTGACGGCATCCTGTACAACGGCGAAGACGATGTCTTAGAATGCCGCCTTTACGAACTCGCCGATTACGTTGACAAGTTCATCATCATCGAAGGCGACAAATCGTTCACGGGTATTCCTAGGGAACGTAAGTCGCGTGAGAAGTTTGAGCAATGGCAGGACAAGATTCATTGGGTTGATTATGAGACAACTGTTCATCCGAATGCGTGGGATAGTGAGGCGGACGCTCGGAATCAAATCTTTACCATTGCCGAGAAGTTAGGTATTCAAGATGATGATGTGATCACGGTCGCCGACACCGACGAGATCTGGTCGCCTTTGATGATCGGTTCGTTCTCTGATGCTTGGCATGGTGTGATGATGCG